TCTTTGATGATCTCTTGTACTTCTTTGATTTTTTCTTCTTTATCATTTATCTCATCCGTATTAATTTGTGTTATATCACGAATATATTTTTTCTGAGAGTCAATTTTGTTTTTAATAATGTCAACATCATATGTTAATTCTTTAAGCTTTTCTTTTAGAGCTGAATTTTTTTCTTTAATAAGAATATTCATCTTAGAAAATATATTTATATCAAGCAGATCTTCAATTACATCTCTGCGGTGCTGTGCTGGAAGTTGCATAAAAGGAATAAACGAACTGCTACCTAGCACTACAATCTGATGAAATGATTTATGATTAAGCTTAAGTAAATTCTGTTCAAGAATTTTCTGATATTCTTTTGAATGTGAAGATTGATTTAATAGCTCGTCATTTCTCCATATTTCAAAAATACCTGGCTTAATACCACGAACTACTTTATATACAAATTTGCCAATCATAAAGTTAACTTCAACTATGCAATCTTTGTTATTAATAGTATTGACTAGTTGTGGTTTATTGATATTGCGGTGTGGTTTACCAAATAGAGCAAAAGATAAAGCATCAAGTATAGTTGATTTGCCAGCTCCGTTATGCCCAACTATGAGTGTTGACTTAGATTTGTTCAGGTCTACTTCAGCCCACTTATCACCAGTCGACAGAAAGTTTTTCCATTTTAAAGATTTAAAAACTATCATACTATTTCAAGCGCCTGTGCTTCTGTCAATAATTTTCTCATATCAACTTTAATCCGATCTTTATCTAGTTCAGTATCAACTGATTCAACATAGCTGTCAAGCAAAGCAGAAGTATCTTCAAGTGATATACCTTCGTCTTCAACATTCTCACCAATAAACTCATCAAAGTTCTCAGCAATTTTTAGCTCATGAATCTTTCTATTCTGTATTCTATCAACAAATCGGTCAAATGTAAATAGGTCTTGCTTATTTTTTACAACTATTTTTACAAATTTATGATCAAGATGATCGAGATTCATATCTAAATAATTATAATTACTATCGTCATAAGTAATTCGTTCATACAATGTATCAGGATTATGAATAGCTTCTATCTCACGAGTCTTGGTATCTATCACATGGAAATATTTCTTGTCATGAGCATCATTCCAAAAGAATTCCATTTGTGATCCAAGATACATTACGTTGTCTCGTTGTGATTTTGTATGAAAGTGACCAGATAAAACTTTTTCAAATCGATTAAAAATAGTATGATCCATACCATGCTGATTAACTACACCAGCCATTAGATTAAACCCCGATAGCTCTAAGTGACCACCTAGCCAGTCCGCCTTACAATTCTTAATAAAATTCATAGACTCGTCATGGTTTTCTTGAGTAATCCAAGGTAACATTGCAAATTTAAATGAATCGTATTCCATTACTGTTGGCTTCATTACGATATGAATTTCATTCATAAAATGACCAAGTAATTCTTTTAAAGAATTTAGATCATTTGTATTTTTATAATATGTATCATGATTGCCTGGCATAATATCCATAGCAATGCCAAGGTCTCTTAATCGATTAAGAAAATGTTTTCTATTCGAATTAAGAGCTTTAAAATTAACAAACTTACGATGATCGTAGTAATCACCAAGATGAACTATTTGTTTGATATTATGTTTTTCACAATATGGAAAAAATGTTTTATCATAAAAAGTATTTGCGTTATCTAAGAATATGTCTGAGCTATTTCTGATACCACAGTGGGTATCATTCAAGACTGCTATTTTCATTTTTTAACGTTCCAATCAGCTTTTTCTTCAAGTACAAATTCTACTGCTTGATAGTAATCTTTGTCTTCGTCGTTCATGTGTTTGGTGAATAAACTAACTTTAGCCATATGACTCAGTAAATCAGTTTTACCTTCTATTAAATGATCTTGTCCAGGTGACTCCATAATAGATTGGATGGCATCCATATGAAGCTTAATTCTTTCTTGAATTATTCCATAATTACTCATTCTAAAAAATCCTGTAAATCTGAATCAGCTGTACGAGTTCTTTTCTTTGGTGGTTTATTAGCTTTAGCATAAGTTTTAAGTTCAGTATCATACTCTTTAACTTTATTAATTCTGTCCTTTAATGTATCAACAAAATGAGTAGCTACTTGTGTTGACTCTTCGCTTCCAGAAGAAGTTATAAATGCCTCAACACCAGACTGCAACATATATTTTTCTTTAATTTCTTGTTGCTTCTTTTCTTTTGTGATTCTACGAAGAAAAGCGAACCAAATAATTTGCGTAAAATAAGCAAAGGCGTTAGGTTTTCCAGAACGAGTTACAGCATCTATTCTATAATTTTCTACGGCTTTTAAACAATTTTCTACTGCGTCCATTACCATTTCTTCACGATAAGTGTACCGAATAAAATTCGATTTATGTGAAAGATTTTCAGCTATTTTCAGAAATGAAAGTGCTATATCATCAGGAACAATAGGTAAAGCTTCTTCATTCTTTTTAGCTTCAGCTACGTTTTGAACATAATTGACTACCGATAATGAAAATTCAGCATTATTTACATAATGAACATTTTTAGATTTAGTTTTTGCCATAGTTTATATCTCCGCATTATATTGATAATTGTACTATATTTTTAATTTCTTGTACACAAATTTATTTTGGTCATATTGAGAATAGGGCGTGTACATACCATGAGAACCACGGTATAATAAAAGAGTTAGCTTTTAGGGGAGGATAGTATCCGCTAATGCATTCTATCTTTTGGTGCTTTTGCAAATGATAAAGTCACGACATTTTTAAGTTCGCTGTCATCTTCATCAAGAATTTTTGATAAAGTGTCCAAAGTATTTTCTTTTTCTTTAATTTCTTCATTCGACATTTCTATGATTTTCGATAGAGCAGATTCATATTGCTTTAGTAATTCAATGTGTGGATTAGAAAGCGCCATGCAATGATAAGCATTAATAGTAATTACTTCATCCTTTTGTTCAACGTATGTCATCCAAGGTTTAAGTACGTATAATGTAGTAGTATATTCTTCTTCAGTGCTTGTAGTTCTAAATTTATCGATTAGTAAACAATATCTTACTATCAAATCATCTTCAAGTTCTTCTAATATCTCACAAATAATTTCATCACCATTAACCATTTTGATTTGTTTGACATTTTCTATAATCATTATTTTAAACCTTTATTTTATATATCTTGAAATTAAACTGCTCTCTCTTGTAGATCTTGATTCGTTCTTCTGAATGAAGTAAAGTATAATTTTTTTTCGATTTATATTGAATATCGTCTGATACATCGTATAGTTTAGTAGTTACTCCGTTGTCGCTTTTTCTGAGTCCTCTGCCGATACTTTGTAGGACTTTAATTTGTGACTTTGATGGGCTTGCAAAAATGATGTTATGAAGATTACGTATGTTAATGCCTGTACTAAAAGTCCCCAGACTAGCCACGATAATCGCATCTTTTTGTTTCTCCGTTATTTTTCTTATAGCTTCTCTATCAGTAGCTTCAGTAGCACCACTCACAAAGAACACTTTTCTATTTATATCGGCCTTAGACTGTATTAATTCATACAAAATCTTACCATGTTTTTCAACGAACTGAAATAAGACTAATGAATTACCTTTTTGATCGAGAGCCAGGTTTCTTATAAAATGATTACGTTTTTCATTTCCAATTATAAAATTTATTTCTTGTTGATATGTAGATCCGCTTATTAACTGTTTGACATCCTCTCCATGTTCTAGCCTCAAAATAAAGATATCAAGAGCTGCTAATGTCTCTTTATCTTGTAATGCCTTAGTTGTAGTGACCTTCATTACTTTACCGAACAAACCTTCAAGAACTAACTTATGAGTTTGTGTTCCATCAAGCGTTCCTGTAGTACCAAAACGATATGCTGTTGTCTTAGCTTTATTCATAATATTGGACAGAGATTTTGATTTAAAACCGTGAACCTCATCACCAAATATCACACCAAATTGACTAAACCAATTCATAGGTAATTTATATATTGATTGCCATGTACTAATAAAAACGTTTTCAGATATATTCATTTTAGCTTGACCAGAAAAGATAGCATGGCAATCATCTTTTGAAAAGCTGTCATCTTCAGATGAATAATCATCAAAATCTGACATCATTTGTTGAACAAGAGAAGTAGTTGGAACAATGACTAAAACCTTATCTTCATGGTTAGCCATATACCATCTCATCAAAACATATATTATAAGCGATTTACCTGAGCCTGTAGGAGATAATAAAATTGCTCGTTTCTTACGAATGCTTTCGCATATAGCATTAAACTGATAATCTCTTACACCAATTGCTTTTCCTTTGCTATGAAGTTTAAGTGATTCTATAAAGCTCATAATATCTTTGACATCAATTTTATTAAACGATTCAGGTGGACCAAAAGGTCCGTCTTCATATTCTACTGTATAGTCACGCTTTTCAGCAAATTCTTTTACATAAGATAATAAACCAACTGGCAACTCATAGCTTGCAGGATTAAATAACCTTACTTTACCATCCCACACTTTGTTACGAAATAAAGGCATATATTTGTAACCTGGAACAAAAAACGAAAAGAATTCGCTAAGCTCCATTGCTATACCATTATCGCATCCAATGAGTAACATTGCTTCATTTTTCTTCTGTAATAAAATTCTATCCACCAGCTTGAAACATCTTCCATTTTATAATATTACTAATTGTTTGGTGTCGCCATTTTAGAGTATCGACTATTTCAATAAGAGTCTCTACAATAGTCTTAAAATACACCACCTTTTCTTCGCTCTGTTGTATATCTATATCAGAATCATAATAGCGATTCATGTCACCTTTCATGATTTTCATACCACGAAAAGGATCATATTCCCAGCCTTTTTCTTTTAATTCATCTTCAGTCAGTTTACCGTTATAATAAAGCCATTTTTCTTTCAGCAATATTTTCTGATTTAATTCTGTCTTTTTCAGTTTAAGTTTTGTGATAGACAGCATCTCAAGATATTTAGCATGATATTTAGCTATTTGGATTGAGCTGGTATCTAAGTTATTTTCATCTAACTGACAGTCTTGCTGCCATTCTTCAAGTATATTTTCAAGTGTTAACAATTCAATTCTCCATAATATAAAAGTATATATACGTTAAGTTATAATAAAATATTCAGTCCTAAATGATGCATCAAAGGTTACCATAGCAGGTTCTCCAGTAGTTGACTGGAATTGCATTGATCCAATTCCTGTTGGTACACAATCAACATATTTTATTGTTTTTATTAACTGATTGTTACTATTCAATATCATTAGGCTTATATCAGCTTCATGACTGACTACGTCTCTTCTTGCGCCAGTTCCTTTTAAATTACTTCGGTCTTCAGTTAAAAGTTTGATCCAGTCGTACATTTCTATATATGAATTCATCTCCTCATCAACTATAATTTGAAATTGAATTTCATCGAGTGTAAGAGTATCACCAGGCAATCCTACTGATGCTATTCTTTTATATGCCATTGCTGGAGAAGTAAACACTACTCCAGGATGATTTATTGACTGGGCAAAAAATTCTATGTTTGCGTATTGTTTTCTATCAATAATAATTTTAAAGTGATTACTCTGTAGAAAATTTATGTTTGATGTTAATTTTGCCATATTAAACTCCCTGAATTATTACTATTTATACATAAAAAAAGGGCCCTGAAAGGACCCTTTAACATAATATATTTATGATTAAGTTAATTAAATGATACTTTAACAACATTACCATTTGGATCGAACATTGTACTGACTCTACTAACTTTGCAATTAGTGCTAGTTCTACATTTCCACCATTCTTCGGCTTCTTCTTGAGTATCAACTGTCATTGCAGACCATTCAAGAGGGCCTTCAGTTCCAGGTTTTCCTGTAGTTTCATCAAGTTGTCTAGCACTGAATTGTCCTCTGAGTGTCCACATAGTGTATATCCTTATTATTTCTTCATTTTTACTAGAGTACGAAGGTGAAGGCATTGAATGTTATATCCGCCAGCTAAGATTGTATCGATTTCAATCCGCTTATTTCCTTTATCTGTTTCTACATTAAAAACTCCGTGAAAACCGTCTGAGGTTTTAGAAATATTTGAGTCTTTAACTTCTGTGATACCGAATTTTTCTAGCTTTTGAGCTACTTTAGCATTTCTTGATTCGATTGTTCTTTTGCAGTTCTTTTCAAATATCTGAGCAATTCCTGCATCGTTATTTTGAATGAGTGTGTTATAGTGACCTTTACCGCCACAAACCCGAAACATTTCTTCGTAGAAACCCCAATCGTCTTTACCCCAATTTTTGTAACCTTCGTTTGTTTTTGCACCATAGTGATAACCGAGGATGTTATCCATACGCCATTTTTTAAGAGCTACTTTCCGTCCTAATGCCCATTCGATTTGACCATCAATGAATTTTTTATCAAGATCAGTAAAGACTTTTTCTAGGTTTGAGATGATCTGCTTCATTTGGTAGTCTCCTTTGTTGATACCTTTATACAGGGTTTTTTAGACGATGTACACGTTTATTTTCAGTTTTTATAAAAAAAGCCCCACCGAAGTGGAGCTT